GAGGATTCAGTGGCTTGACAGCGGCTCGTGTTGCATTCATATGGGCTCCTGGTAAATTTATACGTAATTATAGCAGAAAAGGATTTATTGGTCAACCCGTTTGACGGTAAACCCAAAGTACTATAAATATAACATGCCACGCTTATCCCTATTCCGCCCCAATCGCACCAGAGACTATCAATTTTTGGACCGCACTATCAGTGAAATGTACACTGTGGGCGGCTTGGACATTTATGTTCACAAGTACAAAGGACCACAAGCCGGTGGCAACGACTCTGCACTAAGTGGCAATTTTGATGTCACACAGCCCACTTATGAAACAGTAGATGTACTAAACATTCAAGACTTGCTGTTGTTGGAAAACCGCGACAGAGTGTATGATCCTGATGTGTATGTCATGCGTGGGGTGTACAACACACAGGATGTGGATTTTGATTTGACACAGTTTGGATTGTTTCTAAACAACGACACCATATTCATGACCTTTCACTACAACGACATGATTGATGCATTTGGTCGCAAACTCATGAACGGTGATGTGATAGAGATTCCCAATTTAAAAGACTACCATCCGCTGAATCAAAACATACCCAGAGCACTGCCTAGATACTATGTTATTCAAGACGCTGACTTTGCTAGTGAAGGCTTTTCAGTAACATGGTTGCCTCACTTGTGGCGTGTAAAATGCACACCAATGAAGGATCAGCAAGAGTTCAATCAGATCACCAACAAGCCGTTTGTGGCAGAAAACATCTGGGATCCAGGCAATTTCTACCCCACAGGTACTGTTGTTAACTATGGTGATACTTACTACCAAGCACAAAGCAATGTGCCTGCTGATACCGCCATTACCAACACTACGTTTTGGCAAGAATACACACCCAGCACCATCAGTGATGTACAAGGCACACGTGAGAAAGATTACGAAATCAACGATGCTATCTTGGCACAAGCAGATGCAGAAGTGCCGTTGTCAGGCTACGACAATACCACATTCTACATTGAGGCTACCACGCCCACAGGCGGACCTGCTAATCCTACCAGTTTGACTGCTGACGAAAGCCTCACCGTAGATGGCACACAAGGCGGCATGAGCGTCACGCCCACAGGCGAAGGCTATGCTTCAGGATACCTCACTGGTGGTGGCACAGCACCCAATGGCCTGCCAGTTACCCCTGCTGTGAACTTCCCACCAAATCCAGTCACAGGAGACTATGTGTTGCGTTTGGATTACAAACCCAATCGATTGTTCCGTTATGATGGCGCACGTTGGGTCAAAGTTGATGACAAGGTCAGAACCAATCTCAACAACGGACCAACAAATAAAACACTGCGCAGCGGCTTCGTAAATAACACTGCTACTGTCAATACCAAAGACCTGGGCAACATTCCAAGTCGTCAGAGTTTGAGCGAAATTCTTCGTCCCCGAGCAGACAATGGTGATCAAGGTGGCTTCTTACCGCCAGGAACATAATGCAACAATTTTTTTATGATGAACAGATACGCAGATTCTTGTTGCAGTTCACAAGAATCTTTTCAGGTTTTCAAGTGGAGTATGCCAACGAAAACGATGGAGTAAATGCTGCCGCACTGATACGTGTGCCTGTGCGCTATGGTGATGCCACTCGTAATGCACAAACTATTTTGCAAGAAAACAGCCGCAACAGTTTGCCTTCTACTCCCTTAATGACATTTTACATCACTGGCCTGGACTACGAACAAAGTCGCATGCAAGATCCTTACTTTGTCAGCAGAATCAATGTGCGTCAACAAACATATGATCCAGCCACAGAAACTTACGAGACTACACAGGGTAATGCGTTTACAATTGAGCGACTTATGCCTGTGCCGTTCAAACTCACCATCAACTTGGACATCTGGACATCAAACACCAATCAGAAATTGCAAATCTTGGAACAGATTCTCACCTTGTTCAATCCCAGTTTGGAAATTCAAAGCACAGACAACTACATTGACTGGACCAGTTTGAGTGTGATGTACCTGGATCGCACCACTTGGAGCAGCCGCACAGTGCCTATTGGCACAGAAAATCCCATTGACATTGCCACACTACAATTCAGCATGCCTATCTGGATATCACCACCTGCCAAAGTGTTGAAACTGGGTGTGATTGAACGTGTGATTGCATCAATGTACGATGCGCAAGGCGACTTGAACAATGCCATTGACAACGAAGACCTGTTGATGGGCACTAGACAAGTAATCACTCCATTCAATTATGCTGCTGTGTTGATTGGCAACAAACTACAATGTTTGCAACAACAGTACTTGTCGCAAGAACCCAGCAATGACAGCATTGCACCTACAGAAATTGTGCCTGACAGCAACCTGTTGTGGCCAGCCGTGATTGACTTGTATGGATCACTGCGTCCTGGTATCAGTCAAATTAGACTGATACAACCAGACGAAACAGAAGTTGTGGGTACCATTGCACTAGACCCAAATGACGATAGATTCTTGTTGTTTGATGTGGACATTGATACCACACCACAAAACACACTAGATCCCATTGACGCTGTGATCAACCCACTGACATCCGGTCCAGGTGATGGTTTAGATTCCGCACTAGAAGGGCAACGTTATTTGCTCACTGAAGACACAGGATCTTTAGACAACCCCAATCCTGCCAGCGCCTGGGTTGGTGCCAATGGTCGTGGACTAGTGGCACAGGCCAATGACATTGTGCAATACAGCAACAATTATTGGCGTGTGGTATTCCGTGCGGCCACAGAACCCAACAACATCCAATACGTCACCAACATTACCACAGGAATTCAATACAAGTGGGCGGGCGATGCCTGGGTCAAAAGTTATCAAGGTGCATATCCGGGAGGCACCTGGAGGATTGTGCTGTGAAGGCCGTGGGAGTTTGGTTTCGTAGCAGTGCTACGGGACGCTATCTATATCTGCTACGCAACGACACACGCCATCCTGGTTCCTGGGGACTGCCTGGTGGCAAGGTAGAAACAGGCGAAACACTATTGGGTGCTATGGAACGTGAGTGTATTGAAGAACTGGGCTCAATGCCTGAGTATCAACGCTTGGTTCCATTGGAAAAATTCACATCATCAGACGGTCAATTTGAATACAACACCTGGGTGTGTGTTGTGGCTGATGAGTTTGTTCCTGTGCTCAATGACGAACACATGGGCTATGCCTGGATTGATCGTGGCCAATGGCCCAGACCCATGCACCCTGGCTTGTGGTCAACCGTAAACATAGAAGCAGTGCAGAGCAAGATAGACACTGTGGAGCGGTATCTTGCTTTGAGCAGTTAAGCCTGGCTTTCCTGGAAACTCAACTGAACCTCCCCTACTGGACTGGATTGTGCGGTCAATGCTGTAATCACCACGGCCAGTACTTCTGGACCATTGGGATAGGTACCTGTACCAGGAATTGAACTTTGTCCAATCTGTTTGATGTTGGTTAGATCCAAACTGTTGACACCTGTGGCTTGAATTGGGATGGCAAACAGTCGTTCGCCTCCGGTGATGTCTGCTGATACCGCAGCCACTGTCAAGTTCAGGTCATTGGCGGGAGTTGATCCGCCCAAAGATGTGCCAAGAATCTTCACAGTGTCACCCACAGCATATCCTGTGCCAGGATTTTGAATACTAATACTTGTGGTGTTGGTTGCATAAGTTGTTCTTCCTGCACTCAACTGTACGGTCACGTTGGCGGTTGACCCTGAACTTGACACGTTGGTCAATGCCAGTCCAGAAAAAGTTCTAACACTGCCTGACAAAGTCATGGTTCCCGAACGAGTAAAACCGCCCACTGTATTCAGCGGCGCAGCCTGCACGCCACCTGTGGTTTCGTTGTTGTATCGCGGAGCAACTGCAAACTGTGTAAAGCTAGGTTGGAAACCACCACCTGCATTGTTCAAGCCAGCCCACACAGTGTTGGCAGAATCAATGTTGTTGGGATTCAAAATACCTGTCACAAGATATCGTCCAGCACTGACGTTCACTGTGAGTGTGTCCAAGGTCAACTGCGCACGATTGATCAGGTCGCGTTGGCCTAGATCACCAATAACACTATTTGAAACACTGGGTGCTAGACGCATCAAGAATGCTGTTTGGCTGGCACCAGTCGTGGCCGGCAACCCGTAGTTGCTGCGATTGTATGTGAATGAAAAACCCTCGTCACCGTTGAAGTCACCGTCCATGATCACCGCACTACCCCAGTGGCTTACTAGTGGCACACAAGTGTTTGAAATCAATATCACACCTGCATTGTCTGCATGACTGGTGGCCGCACTACTGGTATAACTGCGACTTTGACCTTCAGCCCACTGTGTGAATGTTGCACCACGTGTGCAACCAGTCAAGTCATTGCCTGATTTACCTGAATATTTGATCACTTCACTGTCAATCATCACAAACGAAGGATATGTTACTGAAGCAGGTGGATAGTCTGTGGCATCTCTCAGTGAGATTGTGGTTTGACTGTCTGTTATGGCACCGTTCAACGAGTTTACTGGAGTTTCATTGATGGCCTCGTAACGTGCAGGCAAGTTACCTGAACGCATGTATGCTTCATTGCTTATGTTATTGTTGGGACGTCTGTGTGCCCAGTTGAACTTGCCATCTTGTCCGCGCAACATCCAAATAACTGTACCAGCACCGTACCAGGAATATTCCAAGGCATACATCTGCATTTTGCTGGCATCAAGGTTGAATCCTGATGG